TGCCCGATCCTCTGACCGATGGCTGGGCGCTGCTTGATGCGGAAGGCAGAGCCGTCCTGACCGAAGGCGGCGCCCCGATCCTGCTGTCCGCACAATGGCTATGCCTCTTCGGCGATGAAACGCCGGTGCAGAACGTTAGGGGCACCCGCTTCGTAATCGGCTTTTCCGTGACGGTGATGCCATGAGACGTGTCTCCCTGAACGCCCGCACCGCCTATGACGCGGCAACGACAGACGAAGTTGAAGTCGCGCTCATCATGATCGAGCACCCGCTGCTTGACGCTCCGGTCCGGCTCTCAACTGATCCGACCGAACGGCTTTCAACCGAGCCCCTGATGTACGGCACCCGCTCAAGCTGGATGCAGAGCAACCCAGCCACCGAGCCGTTCCTCTTCATCCTCGCCTCGACCGACATACCAGGCGATCTCGAAGACGCGCCGGCCGCCGCGACCATCGTGGTTGAGAATGTGGATAGCGAGATCGCGGAGACACTGCGCTCTTTCACGGACCGCCCAACGGTTCACATGGCCGTGGTGATGGCCAGCTCACCCGACCTGGTCGAAGTTGAGTTCCGCGGCATGGTGATGGTCGGCTCCAGCGGCAATGCTGGCGAGATCACGCTCGAGGTCACTCGCGGTCCGATCGAAGAAGAAAGCGTTCCGATGGACCGCTTCACCAAGAACCGCTTTCCGGGAATGTTCCGATGAGTTGGTCGAACGCATATCTCGCCATCCCTTACGCCGATATGGGCCGCAGCCGCGCGGGGTGCGACTGCTGGGGCCTTGCGCGTCTGATTTATGACACTGAGCTCGGGATAACCCTTCCGGACTATGCCGACGGCTACGTCAGCGCCGAAGAGCAGGCAGAAGTTGCAGCCTTAATCAGCCAAGAGAGCAGTGCCGCAATCTGGCTTCCTGTTGAGCAGCCGATGCCCTTCGACATCTTGTTGTTCCGGCACGGCCGCCACAGCAGTCACGTCGGCATCTTCGTCGCCGATGAGCTCATGCTGCACATGGCGACCGACGATCAGACCAAACATGAAAGCATCACAAGCCCCCGCTGGGCCCCGCGTCTGGTCGGCACGTTCCGCCACGCGCAACATCGTTTGAAGGGGGCTTTATGACCGGTTCAAACCTCACTGTTCTTTCCGCTCCGCTTCTCGATCCCGGTATGGCGCGTGCGCGTTTGGAGATGCCCCAAGGACTGACCGTCGCAGCGATTGTCGCCGCCGCCCTTCCAGGACGCGCCGCTGATGTCGGGCACCTGCGTGTGGTGCTCGTTGGCCCCTCGGGAACATCGGCAATCGAACCGCAATACTGGACGCAGGTCCGCCCCAAAGCCGGAACGCAGGTCGTGATCCGGTCGATCCCCGGCAAAGATGCATTGCGCTCGGTTCTGCTGGCCGTCGTCGCCGTCGCGGCGCTGGCCTTCGCGCCCGCGGTGGCCGGGTTTATCGGGGTCACCAGCAAGGTAGGCATCGCTCTGGTGGGCGCTGGTTTGAGCGTTGCGGGCCAATTGTTGGTGAATGCGCTGATCCCACCCTCTACACCTGACAGCGGCGAGAAACGCAACGTCTACCGTATCGAAGGTTGGCGCAATGAGATGCGCCCCGGTGCGCCCGTGCCCTTTGCCCTCGGCCGCCACCGCTATGCGCCCCCGTTCGCCGCGACGTCATGGACCGAAGTGGTGGGGGATTTCCATTACGTCCGCGCGCTGTTCTGTTTTGGCTACGGGCCGCTGCGGATTTCCGACATCCGGATCGGAGAGACCCCGATCACCGATTTCGAGGATGTCGATATTGAACTTCGCGAAGGCCGCCCGGGCGACGAGCCGCTTTCGCTTTTCCCAGAACAGGTCCTCGAAGAAACAGCCGGGGCGGAGCTTGTAAGGCCACTTCCGCGAGATGCCACTGGTGAGGTCATCGACGGAGCCGAAAGCGTCGAGACGCCTGTGACCCGTTTCACTGCCTCCAACGCGGCCCGGGCTTCCGTCATACTAGGGTTCCAGGGTGGATTGTTTAGGATCGACAGCAAAGGACGCCTCAAGGGCCGCAATGTCTTGGTCCGCATTCGGGCGCGCCTGAACGGTGTCGGACCTTGGTCTGACGTCGCCAGCCTGGATATCTACGGTAAGAAGCGCGAAAGTTTCCTGCGCCAGCACAGCTGGGAGTTGCCATCCCGCGGACGTTGGCAGATCGAGGTGACCCGCCTCACCGACGACAACGACAGCACACAGGTCTCCGACAAGGTGGTGCTCGCGGCGGTTCAGTCGGTGCGCCCCGAATACCCCATCAACCTTGATAGGTCACTTGCTTTGGCCGCAGTGCGTGTCCGAGCAACCTACCAGCTGAACGGACCGCTCAATGCATTCAACGCCCTGATCGAGCGAGAAGGTCAGGTGCATGATGACGGGGCCTGGACCATGGGCTACGGGCGCACCCCGGCCACCGCCTATCTTGCTGCGCTGACGGGTCCACAAAACCCGTTCCCGGCGGCCGAGGCCGAAATCGACATGGATCAGATCGCCGATTGGCACGACTGGTGTGTTGCGAAAGGCCTCAAATACGACCGCGTCCACGATGTTGAAGAAAGCCTCGGCGAGATGCTGATGACGATCTGTGCGGCCGGTCGCGCCACTCCACGTCACGACGGTTTGAAATGGGGCGTGGTGATCGACCGACCCGAGACACTGGTCATTGATCACATCAATCCTCGCAACAGTGCGCAGTTCGAATGGTCCCGGTCTTATTTCAATCCACCAGACGGCATGCGTATCCGTTTTCTGGATGAGACGAACAACTACGAAGAGGCGGAGCGCGTCGTTCCCTGGCCAGGGCACACAGGTGAAGTTGAACTTACTGAGAGCCTTGAGTTACCCGGCAAGACAGACCCAGCCGAAATCTACATTGAAGCGCGCCGCCGGATGTATGAGCTGATCTATCGGCCCGATAGCCTCTCAGCCATCCAGTCGGGTGCGGCCCGCGTGGCAACGCGGGGCGATCTTGTCATGGGCAGCTTCGATGTGCTGACCCACACGCAGCTCGCTGCCCGTGTCGCATCGATATCAGGACGACTGGTCGAGTTGGACGAGGAGGCGCTCATTCCAGAGGGCTACGGCATGCGGTTCCGCGCCTATGCCGACCCAGATGACGTGATCGGCAGCTCGGTTCTGCGCGCTGTGACAGCCGTTGCGGAGCCGACGCGCGCGATGGTTCTGAAAGGCTCTGGCGAGGTGCCCAGCGTCGGCGAGGTCGTACATATCGGACCGATGGCGATCGAAAGCCTGCCGCTCAGGGTCCGTGGTGTCGAGGCGGCCGAGGATTTCCATGCACGCCTTCTGATGGTCGCCGCCGCGCCAGAGATCGACGAACTGGTGGATGCTGAGGAGGTGCCCGCCTGGGATGGCCGTGTCGGCGAAGAGGTGGACCTGACCGCCGTCGTTCCTGCCGCCCCCGTCTTCCTTTCCATTCTCACGGGCCAAGTGGGCACAGATACGGAAAACGGTCTTGAGCTCATCTTGGGACCCGGAGCCGGATCGACGGCAACGGTGACCGATTACGAGATCGACCACCGTCTTGCTGGTGAGACCGCCTGGAGCACCGTGACGGTCTCCGCCGCCGCCGGGGGTACCTCGATCAATGTCTACGCGGCGGACGATCAGGTTGATCTGCGTGCCCGCGCCTTTGCGAACACGACGCCCAGCGATCATACCGGGATCGCGACCATCACCGTCGGTGGCGAGGACCCGTCCATACCGGCTGCGCTGAATGATGAGGCCGTCACCGTTGCCGGATCGCTGGGCCATGCAAACATTGGGATCGCGGTACCGAGCGCGGAGGCGCCATCCCAAATCCAGATTTACCGGGTTCCTGCGGGCAACCCGCTCGACCGCGACACGCACGCTGTTGGCGCGCCGATCCCTGTCTCGCCAGGCTCGACCATCTCCTATGTCGACGGGGACGGTACACGCACAGACCTAATTGAGGGTGGTGGCTTCGACAGCGCGGCCGCAATGACGCTTGGCGACGGCTGGAGCATCGCCGCGGGCAAGGCCACCCATGCGCCTGGCACCGCGGGTGGGCTGTCGCAGCCGCTTGGCCTGTCAGCGGGTAAGACGTACCGCTGCGCGTTCACGGTCCTTGAGTACGCCGCTGGAACGATCACGCCTCGGCTCACCGGCAGCACGACCGTCAGCGGCCAGACGGTGTCTGCCGCAGGTCTGGTTCTTGACCGCCTGAGCGCCGTCAGCGGCAGTGCCGAGTTCGCGATCGACGCGTCCTCGGCCTTCGACGGCGCGATCGATGACCTGATCGTCTTCCTTGAGACGGCGAGCTGCGTCGATGCCGGGGTCTGGGATTACTGGGTCGAACC